GATTTGTTAGGACACAAATCAACCCAAACTACAAATAGGTATGCTCACCTATTAGAAGAAACCACCATTGATAACATCAATAGGATGGGTAAGTTTCACTCTAAGTTCTTTTAGCTTTAAACTTTTCTATCAAAAAGTGCTTGTTTGCTCTAAAGTATTCAAGCACTGATCCATATGGTTCTTCGTTGTAATACTTAATTTTGTTTCTGTTACAGTCATAAAATTTTTGTGTAACAAACTCTCTAAACAATCCCTTCATCTTTATACCTCTCTTTTAAATCGGCTTCATTTTCTTTTAGCCATTCATCGTAATCTAAAATTATCTCACCTACATTTTGCTGGTAGTAGAAAAGATATTGCTTATCTAAAAAGATTTCCCAATCTATTTTTTCACAATCAATATTTTTGCTTGTTAAGGGTTTGCCGTTTGGATCTACATTATAAGTATGCTGCAATTCTAGCTCTATATAATGTATGGCTTTTTGCAGGTCTTTAATATGATCTTTTCTTTTACCCTTTTTACCAGACCTGGTAATGTATTTAATACTGTTCCCAAGACACCAACTAATGTTGTTCTTGATAATATATTCTATTGGTTGAGCTCTACCTTTGTAGTGACTGCCACCAACCTGTCGCTCTGTTGCAAGCTCTCTGTTAGCTTTGTTCCACTCTTCTGGTGTAACTTTATCAATACTCATATTTGTTTCTCCTATTAAAATTCATTATGAGTTTTTTCCTCTTACTACTTGATATTACTTCTTTTTTTTCATAAAGTGAACAAATAGAGAACATTTAAGTATTACTAATACATATAAGGAAAAATAATGAAAGACCGAAATTTCATAGATCAAGGACAACTAGCAGAGCGTTGGAAGCGAAGTGAGCGTACATTAGAGAACTGGCGTTCAAGAGGTATTGGAATCCCATATTACAAAATCGGTGGCAAAGTGCTGTACGATTTTGATGATGTGACAGCTTACGAGAGCGAACAAATACAGCAACCTATTAATAAGGAGTAGTTATCTCGCACTCAATAGTGTCGCCTTCAGGGTTTGATAAGCTCTGGAGCAAGTGTCCAGCTAGTGCAACACTGAGTAGTAAAGCTCCGTATGTTGCCAGCGAGGCGACCGTAAGTGGTAGTGCTTGTCACTGGATGGCTGAGAAAGTTTTGAAACAAGAGTTGATAGACTTAGATCCAACAGAACACTTTGTTGGACAGAAATATAAGGATGGAGACATAGAAGTAACAATAGATGAAAAGTTAGTAAAGAAAGCACTAGCCTATTCAAACTATGTTTTCAAAAAGCAAGAGGAGATGGAAGCTGAAATGTTGATTGAAGAAAAACTTTATGTGCATGAAGTTAACGATCATTTATTTGGTACAGCAGATATTATTCTCATTGGTAAAGACAAGATAAGCCTGATTGATTTGAAGTCAGGTAAGTGGCCAGTAGAGGTCATAGATAACGGACAGCTAAAGATATACACCCTAGGGGCGGTAGCAAGGTGGGGTGGAGATTACCAATATGAAAATGTTATTTTTCAAAACGGTAAAGCTAAAGAAACAACTCTTGATCTGCATGAACTTGTAGATTGGGGTTTAGGATATTTGAAAGACTGTGTTGATGCAGCTCTGGAAAAAAATCCGAAAGAAGTAGTAGGGCAACAGTGTTTGCTCTGCAAGGGTAAGACTTATTGTAAGTCTTATAATGATTTTACAGAAAATGGAGGAAAGATTTTATGGAAACCAACCCGATAATTACGATGGATGGTCGTGACATATTTGAACATGACCTTACACACGAAAGCCGACCTGTCGTGCAAGACTTGGTAGGAGTATTGCAAGAAAAGCAAAGCCTTATGGCTGAAGCACAAGAAGCAGCTAAGAAAGTAGCTCACTTCAATTCATTACTAAAGAATGAAGCCTTGTTAGTTGAAAAACTAAAACCAATGCTTCCTGAAGTAAAAGAAGTTGAGGAAGATAAAACTGCTACTGGCATAATAGGAAAGGAGTCTAAGTAATGGCTTTTTCATTAGCTGATATAAAAACTAAAGCTACTTTAAAACCACCAAGAATATTAATTCATGGCAAACCTGGAGTTGGTAAAACAACTATCGCTTCAGAGTTTCCTGAACCAATATTTCTTATGACCGAAGATGGTCTAGGTGTGATTGATGTAGCACATACTGATTTATTAAAAAATTATGATGACATAATTGAAATACTAAAATCATTACTTGCAGAAGATCATAAATATAAAACTTTGGTTATTGATTCATTGGATCATTTAGAACCAATTATTTTTGATAAGACTTGTAAGGTTGAAGGTTTCAAAGACATCAATGAACCTGGTTATGGTAAAGGTTTCAGTTTAAGCCTGAAATACACTAGGGAAATAATTGACTTACTAAATCAATTACGAGAACAAAAAGGCATGATTATCTGTATGTTAGCTCATTCAGTAATCAAGCGTTTTGAAGATCCTACCTCAGAAGCTTACGATAGATATGAGATTAAATTAAATGCCAAGCATGGTTTTTTATATTTAGAAGTCTCAGACATCGTTGGCTTTGCTGATTTCAAAACTGGAACAGTTGTGGAAAAAAGCAGAGGTGGCGAAAGGACTCGCGCTGTTTCTACTGGACAGCGAGTTCTGCACGTTGAAGAACGTCCTGCGTTCTTAGCGAAGAATAGATATAGCTTACCTGCTGAGTTACCGCTCAAATGGGATGCTATTAAAAAAGCCATTAAAAACAACTGATGTTTTTTCGTATGAAAATTCATTGGATTCTTAATGGTTAAATATTGTTAGATAAATAATGGGTAAACCGAAACCAATCGACATTCCTAAGACTCTTATGAGAGTGCGAAGAACTTTGCAAAAAGTTTTAGACGATCCAAGAGCAACTTACGAATTAGATACGATTTATCCAGTCGGTGTAACTGAGAGCATTGAGGAGACTATTGAGGGATTAGATAACACTATCGAATACATCAATGATCCTCGCTCCTACACTGGTTAATAAATAGGAGAAAAGCAAATGGCAGATTTGTCAAAACATTTCGAGGGTGGGATTAAAGAACCTACTGACGACAGACCTCAACTTGAAGAGGGAAGATATAATTTAGTTTATAGCCACACAGAACATAAGCCATACCAAAATGGTGGTTCTGGTCTGAAGTTACATTTTAAAGTGGAAGATACCAACATAACAGTTGGAGCATTGTTCACGGTGGAAGGTAGCGAGAAAGCAAAACAAGTTGCTGAAAAGAGTTTGTATCTGTTAGCGAAAGCAGCAGGTATTGATAACTTTTCCGATACAGACCTCCTTGCAGGTAGAACTGTAAGCTGTGATCTCAAAAGAAACGATAATGGTTATTTAGAAATAGATGACAATTATGGATCTAATTGGGAAGCAGCAATTCTTCCTGGTGTTGGAAAAGATACACCTAAAGTTGCAGAAACTAAAACTGAAACTGAAGGTGATAATGCTGCGTGGTAGAAGATAACTACCCCAGCTTGTGTCAATGTGGTCGCCCAGCATTGCCATTCCTCGTAATAAAAGGCGAAGGGCGATTTGTATATGGAGCGTGTTCAATGGAACATCAAAAAGAAATTAATAAAGGTGAGCTTGTGAGAAATATCGCAAGAGTTTCTGATGCTGGTGTGGAATACGCTCTAACAAATTTGAAAGATACTTTTTACGAAATAATAAAGAAAGAGAAAACAGGACAAATGAATCAGTGGTCAAGAGAGAGTAAGTTAGCATTTGTAAAAGATGCGGTCAGACATTTTCTTAACCACCAAAATTATGTGGCGGAGACAGGAGAATTAAAACCTAAAGAGAATGAAATTAGACCAATACTTTGATGGCGGCATAAAATTAGACAACTCAATTAAATTTGCTCAAGATAGCAATACTGTTGATGATCTTCTTAATGCAATGCGTGACTTTGGTTTACGTGTTGATTTTTTAAAAGAAGGTTCACTACAAAGAGTGGGTGTTAATGCTATTGGTGGCCAAAGACCTGATAAGTCAGGCGAGACTAGCGGATGGTATATCTATCATCAAATCAATCCAGACTATGCTTGTTGTGTCTATGGTAATTGGCGAACAGGTGAAGAAAAGAAATTCTTTACAGGCTCAACGGCAAGTCTATCTAAACAAGAACAAAAACAACTATATGCAAAACTAGAAGAAGTTAAGGCAAAAGCTGCCGAAGATAAAGCAAGGAAGCAAGAAGAAACTGCTGAATACGTTAAAGATAAATTTAGTAAGGCAGACCAAGTAACAGCACACCCATATTTGAAAGCAAAACAAATAGGATCTTATGGCATTAAAGAAGCCAATGGTAATTTATTAATACCAATGTATCGGCTACACCCTGAAACAAAAGAATTAGATTTACGCTCTGTGCAATACATAATGTCTGATGGTCAGAAAAGATTTGCGAGTGCAGGAGAAACTAAAGGTAGTTTCTTTTTAATTGGCACAGACCTAGCTTCAATTAGCCAGGTAGAAAAAATTGCAGTAGTCGAAGGTTATGCAACTGCTTGTAGTGTTTATGAAAGTTGCAACATTCCAGTCTTGGTTGTGTTCTCAGCAAATTTTTGTTTAGAAGCCTTAACTAGATTTAGGAAGATTTATAATGGTCAATTTATTTTGGCACTTGATAATGATGATTCAGGTGTTGGCCAAGACCGAGCAAAAGAGGTTCAGTCTGCAATATTTAACTGTATTACACGAATACCCTCTGTAAAAGGCGATTATAATGACTTATTTTTGGAGTTTGGAGCTGAGAGAGTCAGAAATGAGCTGTATCAAACGGGATTCCAAATCCGAGGGTTTAGTATTCGTGACTTACAGGGAAAGCCCTTAGAACGTGAATATGTAGTCAATGATTTGATCCCAAAAGAAGTTGCAGGAGTTTTTGCTGGTTTGGGTGGGATTGGCAAATCTGGATTGCTGTTAGACTTGGCTTTGAAGGTAGCAAGTGGTCAAGGTCGGTGGCTCAATCAACCAATTATGTCAGGTGGTGATGTAGTTTTTTTAACAGGTGAAGATTCACAAGACGAAATACATCATAGGCTACATTCACTAGATCCAAATGAAAAAAGATTTGGTTATCCGAATAATGTTTTTGTCTACTGCGTTCCTGATGCTTCTCCGATTAATATTATTGCGGAAGATAATCAAGGTTTAAGAATTACAGATGCAGGGTGGTCACTGCAAGAGGAGTTGATGTCTTTTCATTCTCTAAGTCTCCTTATCATCGATCCCTTGAGTAGTTTCTGCTCTGCATCTGTATCTTCTTCAAATGAAGTCGGTCAACTCTGGGGAACTTATGTTGCTGGTTTGGCCAAGAAAACAAATAGTGCGGTGATTACTTCCCACCATATGAGTAAGTCAGCGTTTAGTGCTAGTGATGCTTTTGGTTTTAGAGCAAGTATTAGAGGGGCTTCGGCAATCGTTGACTCGGCAAGGTGGGCGGCAGTTTTAACTCATGTCAAAGAAGATTTAGCTGAAGAGATATGTTTAGAAAATGATGTTGAGCCAGATATAAATAGAGTAGCTCAATTTGCTATGGTTAAGTCTAATGGTAAAGCAGACTTCACGCCTAAAACATTATTTAGAAAAGATGTTATCCTTGAGCCTATTGAAGCTAATAAAATAAG